TGGAGTGCATAATTTTAAGTGTAAATGACACATACATGGACGCACAGGAGGTTATGCACATGACTGATTATAGCAAAATTACAGCCCTTTACTCCCGCCTTTCCGTGGGCGACGAGGACAGGGACGGCGGCGAGAGCAACAGCATACAGAACCAAAAAATCTTTTTGGAAAACTATGCCAAAGGGCAGCACCTAACCAATATCCGGCACTACATCGACGATGACGAAAGCGGCAGGTTTTTTGACCGTTCCGCCTATTCCCGCATGATGGACGATGTAGAAAACGGGAAAATCGGTGTCTGCATTATGAAAGACCTGACGCGCTGGGGGCGCGACTATCTCCAAGTCGGCAACGCTACTGTGACCGCTTTGGCTTCTCCCAGGTGCCGGAATTTTTGCAGCCGGAACGGGCAGCGGAGGTCACGATCCCCACGCCGGATCAGATGGCGACGCAGGAGCGGATCAGCACACCCAGAGGCAGCTTTTGTGTGACCAATATGACGCGGGAACAAATGGAGGCGGCGGGATATGGGGTTCACCATCAGTCTGACGATGGGAAATATCTCATCATGGGCAACGGCACACGGGCTTTTGCTGTCCTCGCGCAGCAGCCGGAACAGGACAATCCCCTCCGCACGGCGGAAATGACGCTGGAAGATGACTACGGGATGATCGATGGCGTTATCAACAACGGCAGACGCGGCGAAGAATTGGAAAAAGCCCAGGAGTACGCAGATCGGACAACGCCGGAGAAGCCTTCCATCCGTGAGCGGTTAGAGGATGCCAAACGGGAGTGTGCTGAGCACAAGCCCCCGGAGGGCAAGAAGCCCGGCCGTGATGTGCCGGAGCATGACTGCCTATGAGCCGAAGCAAGAAGTGGCGGCTGGAATGGGCGTTCTTCCTGGGCGAGAACGGCAGGCGGCAGTATAACCATATTTGTAAAAAATGTGTTCACGGCTGCAAGCAGAGTTTTAGGGCGTGTCTGGTCGCTTGTCCGCATTACAGTTCCAAACGGTCTAAAATATGTGAAGATAGGGGTGGAAAAACCGCAAAATAATTCCCTGTATCCGTATTTTCAAAGGGAGCCTTTATGATTTCTCATGTGTCGGTCTGTTTGCTGGTACATGAAGAAAAAGGCTTGATTTCAAACACTTTCTGACACATAAAACGGGAGTACAGCTTTTCGGTTCATCCGATTGGCTGTACTCCGCTTTTTTCTTTTTGCAAAATGAAGATATTTGTAAATTGGAAAAATAACTGCTACAATCATTTCAAATCTATATCTAAAAGAATACTATCAAAGACGAAACCGAGTGATAGCAAACTACTACTTTAACAAAGAAAATGCATATGATTTTTTTGCGGACACGGAATGATTAAGAAACCGGAGGGTATTATCCCTCCGGTTTGTGTTTTAAGTGTAGTCATCCAACTATCAATCTCCACACCGTCAGCGGCACATACCACACCGCCACGATCAGCCGCCAGACCAGAACGAAACCGCCGATGATCCCGGCCAGAATAAAGTTCAGCGCGAACAAGGCGATCCCACTGCCCAGGGAGCCGCCGCCTGGTATGATCCAGAGGCGCAGCCGCCAGATGCCGAACGGCAGCCCGCAGAGGATCCATAACCATAGGTAGTCCAGCTCACCGGTTTTCACGCAAGCGGACCGGAAGATGCAGTACAGCAGCGCGGCGGCCGCCACGGGCAGGATCGTCTTGCAAAAGAAATCCTTTATTGCTTCGCCTCTCGTCATAGGCTCGCCTCCTTTGATATGTCTATATCGTTATTATATTTGATGTTCTGACAAAAGCCCAGGATAAAACGCAGAAAACGGATTTATTCCAGCTCCACATTCTTTTTCCGCTCCTGCTCCGGCTGCGGCGGGGAAAGAAAATCCTCCACATTCTGACGCATGGCAGCATAGTCCTGTTCTTTCCGCTGGGCTTTCTGCAATTCAGCTTTTAGAATGGCTTTTCTTGCGTTGAGCTCGTCTATTTCGGCCTGCATCCGCTCTGTGGCAGGCAGCGGAACCGCACCCAGCCGCTTACACTCCCTGGCGGCGGCTTCAAAAAGGATGATCTCGCTCTCATGCCCTCGCAGAAACTTTTCCTTATCCCTGGACGCCTTATAGCGGTCATAGATTGGCTTGAGCTGGCGGTAGGCGGCGACGTGCTTCATCTTCAAGGCCAGCTCGTCGATTTTCGCCCCGGTATCCCGAAGGTCCGCTTTCAGCCGGGCAGCGGAGGCGGATGCCACCTCGCACCGATCCAACAATTCTTCATAACTGCCGATACCATGCTCCGTCAAAAAGTTGGAGGTATCCGCGATCCGTTTCAGATTTTCGATGGTCGCCCAGCGGCGATAGCCTGCACTCTGCTGCGCCTTGATGTTGTTCTGGATATCAATGAGCAGACAGATCTTTCCATTCTGCTGTTTCGGTTGGCGGGAAGGTCTGGCGCGTCCGGCAATCCGGGCGGCAAGGGCTTCTTCGGTGTAGTCCATCCCCAAGGTTTTCAGACGGGTAAACCGTTCCTGATCCGGCGCTCTGGCGGAGATATATTTGCCACGCTTGATCTCATAGCCTTCTCTCTGCAGGCGGCGAAGCAGTTCTTCCAGGTTGGAACAGGCTGGCAGGAGCCGGTCAATAGCAGCTTTCAGCTTCGCCTTATAACTGGTGCCGTTTTGCGTGGTCTGATGTTCAATATAGCTTTTGCCCTTGTCCTGTCCGGGGATGATGACGGACAGACCGTGTTCTTTGCAAAGCCTGTCCGAAGTGCGGCGGATGAAGTGATAGCTCCGCTTATTGGAGTGATAGTGCTTGTGATCCTGAAAGCTGACCGCATTGAAAATCAAGTGGTTATGAACATGATCTTTGTCTATGTGGGTGGTAAGTACAAATTCATACTTGCCGCCCAAGATTTCTTTTGCAAGTTCCATGCCTATTTCATGGGCCTGTTCCGGCGTAACCTCCCCAGGCTGAAAGGCTTGGATCAGGTGTCGGCCCAGGTTCGTTCCCTTGTCGATGGCATGGCGGCGGGTCCAGGCAAATTCGATATCCGCAGTTTCGACGGAGCAGCCATAGGCGGATACCAGGAGCTTCCCGTCTGTTTTCTCCGGGTTGCAGATATAGTCAATGGCTGCTTTCAGCGTTGACTTGATAGGATGTGTCTTTGTAACTGCCATATCTCGTCCAGCCTTTCCCGTATCTCGTCCATGTCGGCCTGATACGCAGGACCTCCGGCGTTGATCCGCTTGGCGATCTGATTGATGTTCCGGCCGATGGCGGAAAGCTCTTTGGTGAACGCCTTGATATCTGCGGTATCTGTATAGATGATATACCCGTCAATCGCCATCTTGCGGAGATAGGCACCGATCCGCTGGGTGGGGAGCTGAGCCATCTTCTGTTCAATCAAAGCCCGTTCCTCCGCCGTCACCGGGCAGCGAAGAACGATGGGCCGTTTCCTGTTCGCCATAGCGGATACCTCCGTTTCTCATAAGGGTTTGGGATATCCCAACAAGCAGTTTTCTCTTTTCGGGCAAGGGACCTGAAAAGAAGAAAAATCCGCAAGTGTGGCTACACTTGCTGTGCTTGCTGACTACTTCGTACCCCCGTATTCCTTCCGCTACCCATACTACAATCTGAATGGGGCCTTTTGGCCACATCTGCGGATTTTGCAAAAGAAAAACGCCATGAACTACCTGTTCATAGCGTTCCTTACACCGTATTCAATTTTCTCCCTCGCTGTCTGCTCTTGCATCCAGTAGCGCTTGCGCCGTTGCCGTAAGGATTTTGATTTCCGCATCCGTCAGCTCGTCCAACAGCGTTTCAAACTGCATACGCTCCGTAGACTTGCCCTCCATAGCTTCGCCATGAAGAATCTGATCCACGGAGATATGATACCGGGACATCAGCTCTAAGAATACCTGTACGCTGGGATGCTGTCCCTTATTCTCGATGTTGGCGAGATAGCGCGGCGAAATAAACAGCGCATCAGCTGCCTTATTCCGGGATTCTTTCTGCTTTGTGCGCCCGGCTTTGATTGCTGCGCCATACGGCTTGAAGTCGATTTTCGCAACAGGCCGCTTATCTTTCTTCGTTCTTTTAGACATATCCATTCACCCTACTACATTCTACTGTTCACCTCATTTTCAAGGATATGCCTTATTAGTTCATTGTGTTAGCTTAAATACTTCCTATTATTCACATTCGGTCTATTGCTATTATTCGTTTGACCGTATATAATATATCATGGTAGGTTTTAAACAGAAAGGACGGGTGCTTGTATGGAATATGTATCTTGTGCGGAAGTGGCGGCAAAATGGGGCATTTCCGAAAGACGGGTGCAGAAACTTTGCGAGGGTGAGCGCATACCCGGCGCGGTAAAGTTCAGCCGCATTTGGTTGATACCCAAAGACGCGGAAAAGCCTGTTGACGGGAGAAGAATAGACAGTAAGATAATTGATAAATAGTTGAAAAATGAGCACTACACTTAATTGTTAGGAGGTGTGTAAAGTGGGAGCAAAAATCTTAATCGCTGACGATGAAAGCGACATTGTTTCTATGCTCGGCAGCTTTTTTGAAAGCAAGGGCTTTCGTGTCCTGCCCGCTTTCAATGGTGCAGAAGCACTAAAGCAAGTGGAAAAACAACCGGATATTATTTTGCTTGACATCAATATGCCCGGAAAAGACGGGTTAGAAGTTTGCAAGCGTATCCGCGATCACATATCCTGCCCGATCCTTTTTCTGACTGCTCGAATCGAAGATACAGATAAGGTAAAAGGCTTTACTGTTGGCGGCGATGATTACATTGTGAAGCCCTTTTCACTTATGGAACTTGAAGCGCGGGTGCGCGCTCATCTGCGCCGGGAAGCACGACACAATTTTGAAGCACAAGTCAAGTTTTCCGGTGATTTGACGATTGACTATTCAGAACGTTGCTTGTTCTTTGGCGATAAGCGTGTCGGTCTTGCAAAAAAGGAATTTGATATTGTGGAACTGCTTTCTCAAAATCCAGGACAGATCTTTGATAAAGAACGGATATATGAGCGTATTTGGGGTTATGACAGCGAGGGCGACAGCAGCGTTGTGGCAGAGCATATCCGCAGAATACGATCCAAAATCGCGGCATATACCGACCGCATATATATTGAAACGGTTTGGGGGTGTGGATACAAATGGGTCAAGTAAATTGCCGCAAGCACTATTTATCTCTCCGAAAAAGCCTTGTTCTCTATATAATTGCCTTTGTTGTACTCGCAGTCTTTCTATCCGTAACGACTTTTTCAATCTGTGGTAGTGCTGCCGAAGGTATCAGAGCATCTTATCCCCCGTCCGGCGAAAAATATTATTTGACAAATGAACAGGGGGAACAGTTGGGCGACGGCGCTTACATCGGGACAGTGCCCGTCCCGATGTCTAAAGAGGACGAGCGTACCATTGCGCTACTGGAGAAACTTCCCATTGTTGCAACTCCTATCTATTCTGCATTCTGTATTATCGCTGCTGCGCTGCTGTTTTACAGAAACAGGCTGAAAAAGCCGCTTGTGGAACTGCGGACTGCTTCTGAAAAAATAGCGAACAATGACTTGGACTTTTCAATCGACTATGATAACAACGATGAATTGGGGCAGCTTTGCGCGTCCTTTGAAATCATGCGGACAACCCTTGCGGACAATTTCTCTAAAATGTGGCGGCAAGTTGAAGAACGAAAAGCACTCAACGCCGCTTTTGCTCACGATTTGCGTACCCCTCTAACAGTACTAAAAGGCTATAATGAAATGCTGCAAGCCAGCGAAAATCCTCAAACACAAGAAACCGCCGCCATAATGGGCAAACATATCTCCCGTATGCGTCTGCTCTGCAATATCCAAAATCCTACTTCCGGGAAAATTCTGCTGAACGGGAAAAACATTGTGGGGCTGGGTGAACGCTATCGCAATCTTTTGGGCTACTTGCCCCAGCACTTCGGATATTACCCGGATTTTTCAGCGTTTGACTTTCTGCTCTATGTTTCTGCCCTAAAAGGATTGGACGAGAAGGCGGCGCGGAAGAAGTCAAAGGAGCTGCTGGAAGCAGTAGACTTATCGAGAGAAAGTAAGCACAAAATCAAAACCTTTTCCGGGGGCATGAAGCAGCGTTTGGGGATTGCACAGGCCATGCTCAATGACCCCCATATTTTGATTTTAGACGAGCCGACGGCGGGGCTTGACCCGAAAGAACGCGTCCGTTTCCGCAATTTGATCAGCGCCTTTTCCAAAGACCGCATTGTGATCCTGTCTACGCATATTGTTTCCGATGTGGAGTTTATTGCGGAGGAAATCATCATGATGAAATCCGGGCAAATCATTCACTTTGGAAATCCGCAGGAGATCACTTCTGAAATCGACGGCCAAGTGTGGGAATGTACGGTTCCGACTGCCTATGCGGAAAAATACGCGGCTGCCTACAACACAAGCAACTTGCGAAACACCAGCGAAAACCAGACAATTTTACGGATCATTGGAGATCGTCCGCCGATGGAAAATGCAGTAAGGGTGCAGCCTACTTTGGAAGATTTGTACCTGTTCTATTTCAAAGGGGGCTGTGAAGAATGAAAAAACTGATTCTTTTTGAACTGCGGAAAGTGTTTTCAAAGCGTTTGGCGCTCATCGCTCTAATTGGAATTATCCTGTTCTCTGCCTTGCTATCCTTTTCCACCTTTCAAAACAAATATGCGTTTGACCAAAATATCGGTAAAGGTACTGGCAAAACAGCAGTAGAAATCGACAAGGAAATTGCAGCGAAATATGAAGGAATCCTGACAGACAAAAAAGTGCAGCAAATGATGTCTGATTTTGCACCGACATCAGATTTACATGGATTGAGTGCAATCTATGTTTATCAAAACGCCATGCAATCGGCAGCCTTTTCACGGTTTTCTGATAAAGAGGGAAATTGGAACGGATTAAGTGTTTCTGATGTATTTGAAAATGAAGAAATCAAAATTGGCTATGTGGACGGTTGGCTTTCCACCAGCCGAAACATGGTGCGGGTTTTTGTCGCGCTTGCTCTTGCGGTTATCATCATGCTTGCTCCGATTTTCTCCGGCGAGTATGAAGGTGTTGATAATATCATATTGACAAGCAAGTACGGTAAAACCAAATGCGCTACTGCAAAGGTGGTTGCAGGTATTATCACCGCCATTCTCACTACCACGCTGATTGCAGCATTTAACCTGCTTCTTGCTTTTGTTTTTTATGGAACAGAAGGGTTGGATTGCAGTATTCTATTTGCCCCCAGTGACTATGTGGAAGCGTTTATCCCTTTTAATATCACCTGCGGTACGCTGCTCAAATATCAAATTCTGCTGGCATTTACCTGTACGCTTAGCGTTACGGGAATTACACTGTTCCTATCTGCAATCAGTAAAAATCAGATTGTAGCTTTGGTTGCGGCGATGGCAATTTTTCTTTTTCCCGTTTTGCTGCCGATCACCGAAGTAAATCCATTGTTCCGATTGGTTGGACTTCTTCCGATCTATCATGTACTGGCCATTTCGCTCCTGTCGGTGGAACAAATGAGTAACGGGATGCTGTATGCGATATGGGCAATCCCGGCAGCACTGCTCTTTTTGGGAGTTGGTGCAGGTATCTCTCGCCGTGTATTTGCAAAGCATCAAGTTTTATAAATCATTCGCACAGAGCCGCTAACAGCAGATTTGCGCGAAATAAAAAACGGCGGCTTTAATACGAAATCAAAGCCGCCGTTTTCTTTTCGAAAAATAAGAATACGGGGGGTGTGTTAAAGTCGCCCTTTTTTAAGGACACGGCGGTATCTGGGAGGTATTGCCGTGTCCTTTTTGCTTTTTCGCAACGTCCATGATCTGCACCAGTTAAAAAAAGCGTAGCCCCTCCATCGGACTATTCCGGCTATGAGTATGAACACAGAAATCATGTAAATAGATTTTATAATTCTTCTGCGCCTGCCTGCGTTTTGCAGACAGGCGCTTTTTGTCGTTATCGGGGATGTTTCTACTGTCCCCGCGCTCCGCCCTTTGCCTGATCCGGCCACCCACCCGATCAGGACGAAAGGAGCGCACAAATGAGCGACAGAAAAAATAATTTTGATTTTTCCCGGCAGAGCTGGCCAAAACAGCCTTCCGCAGAACGAGTAGTGGGCGAAAGGGGAAGAAAAGAACTGCCTCCCGGCACGAAGGGAGGTGAGAACATGAAACCTGATCGCCACGCCGAACACAAGCAGCACGCCTTTGACAGCTTTTGCAAAAAGGTCTTGAAGTGCGAGGCCTGCAATGGCTATCGAGAGATCAGCCGCAGGAAGAAGCACAGCATCCCTTTCAGCGAACTGCCGGAGGACGCAATGGAGCAGCTTGCGGCCTATGACCGTTATCCCTGGGAGTACAACACCTTCATTCTTGGCGGTGATGTGATCCTGATCGAAAACGATCTGCTGGCCGATGCGCTGAACGCCTTGCCTCAGGACAACCGGGATATCCTTCTGATGTACTGGTTCCTGGAAATGGCGGACCGTGAGATCGCGGAGCGTATGAACCTGGCCCGCAGGACGATCAACAACCGCAGGCTGAAATCCTATCGGCTGCTGAAAGAGCTGATGGGAGGTGATACGGATGCGTGACACCGCAGCTTCCCGGAATAATCTTCTTCCTTATCCGGTCATTACCGCCGCTGTCCAGGGCGACCCTGACGCGGTAAACCGTGTGATCGGCCACTACTCCGGCTACATAGCGGCGCTTTCCACAAGGACAAGCTATGATCCTCAGGGCTGTCCTCATTCTCAGGTGGACGATGATCTGCGCCGCAGACTGGAAACGAAGCTGATTATTGCGATTCTGGATTTTGACCTGACCTGATTCAGATGACCGCCGTGCGTTCCCCTTTCCGCATGGTGTGTTCCGCACCTTGACAAAGAAAGCCCGTTGGGAGGCCAGCGCCGCAGTATAAGGCAAACGGATACATTCCTGTTTGTGCCGAGCCATACGGTCGGTGCGCCATGACCTCCATGCGGAGAGAGCGAGAAACACCAGACCGCAAAGCAAGCGTGGCAGCTTGCGGGCGATGACACACGGGCAGGGTCAAAGATACTCGCGCATTGAACGCCCAAAAAGCATTGTGCGCCGCACCCATCAGCATGGGCCGGGGTTAGACTCCCGTGGAGCTGTGCCAGCAGCCGTCCGTTTTGCCTCTTTCATTGCTATCTTTATGCTTTATGAAAGGGGATTTTATCATGCAAGATAAAGCTACAAATCCCGGCAAGACCAGCAGACCAGAGAAAAATCCTCTGGATGCAAAAACGACCTATCACATTGGCAATCGGTCGTTCGTTGTTGAGCCGGTTTTCAAAGAAGAAAGCCCGGATACCCTGGGCAGCGTTCTCCTTCGCCTGATGAAGTCCGAGAGTGAAAAGCTGTAAATAGCTTTCAAACCCGGCTGACAGAGGCAGCAAATGGCGGTATAATGTGTTCGTACAAGTATATTTGCTATTCGACTGCCTTGACGGAAGGAGGACTTATGAAACAGTCGAATAACAAAAAATCCCGTGACGTGACCGCCTTTCTCTATGAAAGGCTTTCCCGTGACGATAATCTTGAAGGCGAAAGCTACAGCATCGGCAATCAAAAGAAACTGCTTGCCAAAGTCGCAAAGGAAAAGGGTTACACAAATCTGGTTCATTTTCTGGATGACGGCATTTCCGGCGTGACGATGGATCGCCCTGGTTTTGTAGAAATGATCTGCCAGTTGGAACAGGGAAAAGCCGCCGCCGTCTTTGTCAAAGACCTTTCCCGCCTGGGGCGAAACTACATTGAGGTCGGACGGCTGACGGAAGAATTTTTCCCGAACCATGATATCCGCTTGGTGGCCGTTTCGGATAACATCGACACGGCAGAGGGCGAAAATGAGCTTGCCCCGATCCGCAACCTGTTCAACGAGTGGTATGCCCGCGATATCAGCAAAAAGCGGCGCATCAGCAATAAGATCAAGGGCAATGCCGGTGAGCCGATGGGCCAGCCTCCCTATGGTTACATCAAGGACCCGAATGATCCGAAGCATTGGATCGTGGATGACGAGGCAGCCCAGGTTGTGCGCCGCGTTTACAGCATGACTTTGGAGGGGTTCGGAACAGAGCAGATTGCCGCCCAGCTTGAAAAGGACGATGTCCTGACCCCGCGGGCCTACTGGCTCACGAAGGGCATCAAACGCCCCGGCAAGGGCAAACAGCAGCCTCCTACCAAGTGGAACAGCTCCACAATAACCAAAATTCTCTCCCTGCAGGAATACTGTGGTGACATTCTCAATTTCAAAACTTATTCCAAATCCTACAAGAATAAGAAGCGAATCGACAATGACCGTGAGAATTGGGTGGTGTTCCAGGACGTCCATGAGGCGATTATCGAGCGTGCTATGTATGAGCAGGTGCAGCAGAAGCGGGGCAAAATCCGTAAGCGTCGCACCAACAATGGAGAACACAATATGTTTTCCGGCCTGTTGGTCTGCGCCGATTGCGGCAGCAACCTTCACTTTCACTTCAATCAGGGCAATCCGGAGATCAAGTATTTCAACTGCTCCAACTACAAGGGCAATCGCGGCACCTGCACCTCTACCCATTATGTCCGCGTAGACTTCCTGGAGGAAGTAGTGCTGGGAGAGATACGGCGCTTAACGAAATTCGCCAGCCTCTATGAGGACGAATTTGTAAAAGCTGTGATCGGTCATTCCCAGCAGGCGGAACAGACAGACCGCAAGCTGAAGGAAAAAGAGCTAAGAACGCTCCTTGCCCGTGATGAAGAATTGGACGGCCTTTTTGAGCGCATCTATGAGGATAATGTTTCCGGCAAGCTCTCCGATGACCGCTTCGCAAAAATGTCCCGGCGGTATGAGGACGAGCAAAAGGAACTGGCGGAGAAAATAAAAAAGCTCCGCTCCGAAATAGAGAAGCAGAGCAGCCGTTCCATGACGACAGATATGTTTATCGGTCTTGTCCGTAAGTACACCAGAGCGAGAAAACTGACGCCCCGGATGCTGAACGAACTGATTGAGAAGATCGAAGTGTTCAATGCGGAGAAGATCGACGGCGTATGGGAGCAGCGGCTTCGCATCCACTATAACTGCGTCGGAACGATCGAGATTCCAACGGTGCTGCCCCTGCCGATCCCGGAAGTGTCCGTAAATACAAGAAAAGGCGTAGTCGTCAACTACGCCCCCTGTGAACTCGCTGTATAAAAAGCGAGTGTTCTTACAGCTTTTCAAATGCTGTAAGAACACTCGCCATGTCATGCGTGACCAATTTAGATACACGCTGAAAATAGGAAAAATCGAGAGCTGAAGCGGCTTTGGGCTGTTTCAGCCATATTTTTTTGCTTTCAATTTCCAATGATAGCGGAGAATTGGGTATTTTTAAGAGTGACCGAAATAGATACAGCCTCGCATCTCCGATTTCCGTCTTTGTGCTTATTTCCGCTTGCTGTGTTTTTGAGAATTATTTTCCCGCTCTTTCAGCCATGCCTCAAATGCTTGAATATTTTCTTCGTGCGTATAGAACTCTCGAATGACGGGGAGCAGTGATGCAGCCAGCCCTTTGATTGCCCACAAATCAGGTTCGACTTTATCGAGGTTGTAATCTTCCACATCTATGACTGTGCCATCCTTGTCAAGATGGATGACGCTGACGGGTATTCTGTTAAACTTCTCATCCATCTTTTCTCGGCTCCTCAGAGGTGGAATCTATCCGGATTTGTAATCGGCGCTTCTTAGGTCGTCAGGCACTTCATCCGGAAAGTTCTCGGCAAACCAGCGGAATGGTATTAGGACCATATCCGGCAGACCGTTTTCTGTTATTACGAATCCGATGTCTTCGTTGTCAATGCGTTCCAGGATTTCATCCAGTTTTTCGACGAGCAGGGTTTGCTCGATGCGTTCCATTTCGGATAGTGGCGGCAGGCTTTTCATTTTGACATCCCCTTATTCCTGCTGTGATGTGCTTTCTCCCGAAGATACAGGGACAGGCTTTAGCGTACCGGTTATAAAATCATACAGTGCTTCAGGCTCTTTCAGGCAATACTTCATGGTGCAATCTGCTTCCCATACCGTATAGTCATCGGTCGCTTCATACAGCCACCAATCGATGTAGTCGTATTGGTCATTGACCGTTTCTTTCAAAACATCTCTAAGAGCCAGAAGATACTTGTTTTCGGTACCGAATACAAAGTGGCCATTGCCAACCAGGTCGAGTGCTTTGCTGAACTGTTCGTCGATGGACTCTTGCTCCTTTATCATTTGGAGTGCTTTGCAGAATCCTTCTTTACTTAGCATTGGCGCTATTCCTCTCTTGAGCTTCCTGTTCCTCTTTCCATCTTTTGAGAAGTTTAATCGCATGATCCTGTGTCTTTGGATTGACACAGTATTCGAAGAACTGCACTGCGGCCTCTTCCGGCGTGAGGCCATAAGGCTTTAGCACCTCAGTGACCTGTGCCAATAGTTCTGCATCGATCTCAATTGTAATCGTTACTTTGCCATCATCCATTATGCTGTTCCTCCTCTCCTTTAATGTTTTCATATTGGGGTTCCTCGGAATAAAAGACCCGCATATCGTCTAATCGGAGACACGACAGTCTTCCAAGTGCTCCTGACCAAGGGTCACCCTTTTCAGGGAGCATACAGCCGCAGTCGATTCCGATCCAGCTCTTTGCATCCCATATTGCCATTGGGTTATCATAGTGGAAACGGATAGTTGGCGTGTGCCCGAAGATGACTGTCCGATTCTCCAGAACAGGAAAGCTTTCGAATCTCATCCAGACAGCGAAGTCTCGCTCACACTCATATTTACGGCCATAGGTTTCATACAAAACGACAGGCGCTGAGTGGGTCAGAATGAATTGTCTGCCATTCACTGTGAGTTCCATATTTACAGGCAGCTTCTCCAAATACTCAAATATCTCCTGGCGAACTGTTTTCTTTATGTGCTTCAGATAGTTGTGTGTTATCTGCCCTCCATTTCTATACCACAGAGACTGCTTACGCTCATAGTAGTATTCAGGCCACTCCTCGTCTTCCGGGGGAGGGTAGTAGAGAGCATTTAACATCATTAATTCGTGGTTACCAAGAAGCATTTTGGCATTTGGCATCGCCATGATCTGACGAAGGATTTTGATGCCATCCGGGTTTCTGTCTATCACATCTCCAAGGACATAGAGGGTGTCCTCGGGCTGTAGGTTGATTTGCTTCATGACGGAATCAAAGCGTCGCTTTTGTCCATGAATATCGGACATTACATAAATCATGGTGTTCCACCTCCTTTTCTGTAACACGAACAATTACCATATTTCAGAGCGAATAGCTATCAAAAAATCACAACTCACAGATAATGATCCTGATTGGCATTTCCGATGACCTATCAGTCACGAAGTACGGGATGGTCTGTCGAAAAATCTGGATTTGGTCTTGAATCCTGACAAGCAGCCCTTTGAGTAAATCCTTTGAAATGTATCCATCGTTTTCATTCTCAACAGGCTTTTGAAGTAGCATCTCCAAGTCAGAGAGGTTGCCCCAAATGAAAAAATCCCATGAGTCGAATGTACTGCGTTCGAATGCTGGATTTTCTGCGCAGATGATATCCTGAGTTTCTGCTGCCAAGTCAGAAAAGCAGATTCTCTCTTTACTAAGAGCCAGCTCATCATGTGCGCTGGAGAAGATATCTCGTTCGGGCGCAGTATACAGATAGCGGTGTCTGAGTTCTCCATTTGCGTGTCGATGCCACTGATCGATGTTGAACCATTGACCATTGGAGAATAGCTCTACTGTGTAGCCGAGCCATTTACTCATGTGGTGCGCCTCCTATCGCCAAGTGCTTTGCCGTACCTCTAATGGAGTCTTCCAATTTAAGCAATCATCTTCCCCACGGGAACCCGAAATCCTTGCGTTTGATCTTGCACCGAGGGTGTCCATCTTTCCAGAAGACGATTCCCTCGATCACATGGGTTTCCAGATAAGTGCGGATGCCTTCAAAGCTCCGATCCAGCTCAACAATGTCTTTCCCGTGGGGCTTGAGTACATCGGCATCGAGGTTGTATGGGTTTGCTCTGAAATGTGGGCCGATGGCCTCATATGTTCCATCCGGTACGATTCCCATTCTGTCATACGCATCCCAGAACCATTTGTCGCCGGTTGCAGTTCGGTCACAAGGTACCCAACAAGGCAGGTGGCCAGTGACAGGGTCTGCGTTCTCCTGACACTTGATTGCGTTAGATGGAATGGGCTTTCCATGTTTTGCATCGTATCTTTTGTAGAAAACACCATTGATGACCGCACAGCAGGCACCGTCCCATTTGATGGTAGCTACGCCGTCGCCGGCCATGACCCAAGCAAGGTCAGGGCTGATATTTGGCAGTATTCTGACAATTCGATGGTTTTCAAATTCTCGTTCAAAGAGAGTGGGTATCTTTTTCATTCACAATCCTTTCTGATGCAACCTCATCTCCGCTTCCACTGAGCCATTCCTCAATAGGAATAAATTTCTCGGCATGACTGATTTTGCCAGCACAAGTGTCACAGTAGGGACTGATCCAGCCAGTAGAAGCCTTTGTTGCAGGGTTCCCACATCTGATGCAAGTTCTCGCAGATAGGCGCTCATATTTGGGGATGATGTCACGAAGCATTCGCTCTGTACAGCCAAAGTCATACCAACAGAGCGTTCCATATTTCTCCTTGATCTGGGTAATGCGGTATTGGTCGAGATACTCGGCACGTACCAATTCCTCACGGATATCTTCACACATTTGCTCCCCAAAAGCCTTTCGCCAGCCATCAGGCATGGAATCCAGTTCCGTATAGGAATAGTCGTAATCCTCTGGAATTTTTCCCGTCCAGCGGTTACGAGGTATTAAAAACGGAAATCGCTCAATCAGCTTTTGGTTCGATTCTTTATTCGATTGCATCTGAAACCCTCCTGTGTGTTTTCCTTTAGGTTGAAAAAAGCATTATTCGGACAGAGGTGATTTCTGCCCGAGGGTTTATCGCTTTCCAATCCTTGACCTGTGCGGCGACCTTCTTTTGGATCTCCTCATAATAGCGATACGCACCGGAGCGGTCATTCCATTCGAAATATTGATAAGCCTTCTTGAGTTCATCCTCCATCTTCCGATATTCGTCTACTGAGACGAAGTCCAAAATATTATCGGATTCATCATTCTGAAAGGCAGCTACTTCAGATCGAAGAGCAAATGCAGAATGTTCTTTGCCGGAAGTGTTCAGTAGCTTCAAGATGTCATCGTAGCAAACGGCAATTCGGACACTGTCCTCTGGGGTAAGCCAGTCGTTCACCGATGCCTGTAGATTTCTTGACATTTCGTCTACTGTGAACGGGTGTCCATCGCACTCAAGCTGCCGGTATGCTTTTTCAAACTGATACCTGCTGTCCGAGCGAAGCGTTGGAACAAGAACGAGATGTTCGATAGGCAGCAACTTCATCACTTGGGGGTTGATACAATGCCACTGATCATTTACCTGAACCTCCGTAAAAATGAAATATGATGTGCTCATCTTACTCACCCCTTTCTGCGCTTCGACCGCTTTGTGATGTGGCCAACTCTCTTGCATTAGCTTCCACATCTCAAGTCTTCCGTCCAGACATAATAAGGAATTGGCGAATGTGTCCCACGTTGGTGGGGTGGGAGATGCGTCACAAGTGATTGCAATGGAATACCCATCTTTCCCCTTTGAGGCGAGATCGGCTTTGATCTTTGCAATCCTATCTGGAGACTTGCTTTCTTCATATGTGAGACGGTAGCAGGCGAACTTGTATGTGCCTCCTTCACTGAAGGTTACCTCCATACCTTTTCTCTCAAATCAACTCTCATCGGGCCCTTCAAACAGCGCACGGAAAAGAGCCACATGCTCTCCCACGAGCTGCGGATATTGGTAATAGATGTGTCGGCAAAGGCTTCGATAAAGATCGATGAAGCGGATCTCATCGCAGAAATCGCAGAGGCCATCCATGATTTGTTCTAACTGCTGCTCGTCGGTGATTTGATCCTTCAGCACCTGCTCGACCAATAAAGAGTAGTGCGCGTATGCTGTGTCTCGCAGCTTGCTGATCCCCTCGACTATATTGCGGAGTTCCTCCATTGCGTGTTGGCATTCATCCATTTGTCTGTCCTCTTTTGTCATATAGTTCTCGCAGCTCTGCTTCTCTCTTTTCTGTGATGGCTTTGCTGTAATAGGTCGGGCGACCTGAGTGGTACTCTTCTGCCATCCATTCATCGAGATCAAAACTCCACTTGTGGGGTCCGAACTCGTCTGGGTAGTTCTCAATGAGAATGTGCTGCTTCTCACGGATCTGCTCTATGATAGGGGCAATATCATATTCCGAGAATATCCTGGCACCTTTCAACACATGGAGGATCTCGTTGCCCCATACTCGCTCATCAACGCCGCTGTACTTTTCAAAATCAGTGCTGTCTGGATGCTCCTCAATTTTACCGCCATAGGAGATCAGAAGACAGTCATCTTTTAGGAAGTGATTGATCCACAGGTTCGGGATGTACTGCAAGTCGGTAATACCTTTTGTGGAGAGGAAGCCCCACAGCTTATAGTATCTGCCAAAGACATACCATTCCGGGAGATCTTCCTCTTTGATTTTCGTTTTGTGATGTCCTGAAAAGAGAGTGAAGTCATCGTTCTGAATCCAGCACAGCTTGTGGTTTCTCCATACTCGGCGCTCAACAGTGTAGAGATTGCTCTTGAAACGACTCATTTGAAACCTCGCTTTATCATTTCCAGTGACACAACATCGTGGAACAGGAAGCGAAGCTTGTCAATTTGCTTCTCTATGTGCCAGTGTCCGCAAAGCCATGCCTTATAATCCACTTTTTCTTCTATCCCATCAAGCCATCGCTCTGTGCTGTCGTCAACCGTGCTCTGATCGATCATGGGTAAAAACGCATCCCGCGGTTCGTACTTATAGGGGCAGGTATGAGAGAGAACAATGTCAATTCTGTTTTTCGTGATTTGATCTTCCACATATGTCTTGATTTCTGCCGAGGGCTGCTCATCAGCAAACCACAGCAGATCGTTTTCCAGTCGGTAGTATTTGTCTACGCTATAAGCGCCGCCGATGACCAGATGCCGGGTTCCTTCCATAGTGAAGATGTCTCCGTCCCTGGCGAAGAGTAAGTTCGGATACTCATCCTCGTACCACACAAGGCCACCATTCCATTCTTTCTGCTTATAGCCCGCGAGAGTGTCTGGACGCCGTTCATGGTTTCCGTGAACACAGAAGACGGTTGGCTTTATTTTGGCAAGCGCATCTTTGCAATACCGATCTCGCCTGTTGCCGTAATAGTTCGCTCCGACATCGCCAAGGATGACGATGATGTCCGATTCTGTGAGCTCATAGTGTTGGGCAAAAGCAACGATTCCTTTCGCACTGCCGTGAATATCGCCGGTGTAATAGATCATACATCCTCATCCTTTCTGGCTTGACCGGATTATAGCATCAATAGAATGGAAAATCTCGCAAAAGCCCAAATCATAATCGTTTTGGGCGAAAACATAATCGTTTTTTGCACGCAACAGACCACAGGTCAATCTCTTAACCTGTGGTCTGTTGCTATTTGATATTCAGTTGATAAAATGATTACCACTCATCCTTGAGGAGATGGTGGTGCGAGCGTAGAGCGTTCTTGGTTGTTTTCAGTACATCCAACAGGACATAGGTTTCATACGGGGTGCAGTTGGCGAAGATTTTCTGCGCCTCGGCATTAGACATCTCAGTCGCACCCGTGAGCTGCCTGTTCAGGAGCGTATCAGTCGACACCTCCAGCGCATTGGCGATGCCAACAAAAGTTTCGAGACTCATAACCTTTGTACCGCACTCGAGATAGCTGATGTATCCAGCGGACTTGTCGATCATGGTGGACAGCACCGCTTGGGAGATACGCTTGTTCTTCCTGATTTTTTGGATTCTTTGACCAAGGACATAGTAATTGAGTTGCATAGAGAAACCTCCTTAAAAATTTTGGCAACTCAATTATATTTGAACCGTTATTTTATAGCGGTACGATTATATAAACTTGACCTTCGCATATTATATACTAACTTAAATTATAGTCGTTAGCTTATATCCGGCGAAGGGGAGGTGAGCTGGTCATGTATGAACAACAAGATCTGAAGCTGGTCGGCTCACGCATCAAAGCTGTTCGAATCAGCAGAGGCATGAGCCAGGCGGATTTGGCAGTCGAAGCTTCTGTTTCACTGCCGCTGATTAGCAACATCGAACGAGGAAAAACGGGGATGCAACTTGAGACTTTCGTCAAAGTGGCGGAAGCCCTTCAGGTATCTGCAGACTATTTGCTCCGCCCAGATGTACCGGAGGTCAAAGCAATCTATCAAGGTGAGTTTGCGGAGCTCCTTGAAGACTGCTCGGCCAGTGAGATGGAAACCATCTTAAAGATTGTCCGAGAGGTCAAAGCCTCCATGCATAAGAAGCAGAATAATGATTAATTATCGGATTGGGTGACCAATCCGATAATTTTTTTGTCATTTCCATACCATAGGTCAAGATGCTGACCTATGGTATCTTCTTATTTTTAAGCATTTTCCCTATAATTCACCCAAAAGGGCTTGCCCAAATGCCGGAGGAAAACATGGAAAACACGAAACTGCTGCCTTTAGGTACTGAACAAGGACTCGAAGAGACTGAGTATCCCTCCTTTGACCTGTGCCTGGGAGAAAACATGGTATCACCCCTTGTGGCACAACACAGGCAGTGGTTGAAAACTATCCGCCACGAAGTACCGAACCCCAAGATCCCGTTCAAGGTTGCAGTGTACATCCGCTTTTTCAACCAGACGAAATATAGAGACGAGGAATATCTCGAACGCAACAAAGAGGTTTTTCGTGCTACGCTGGCTCAGTATCCTATGTGGGAGTTTGTAGGTTTCTATATTGACAATGGATCGACCGCTCCGTATATGGAGAACTCTACAGCATGGTCTGAACTCCTGTCTGACTGCGATGCGGGGAAAGTCGACCTCATAATCACACAGAAGGTCAGCAATGTGTCCAGAGATGCTCAAGAAATGGCGATTTGCGCAAGAATGCTCGCTGCTCGCAAGCCTCCTGTTGGCATCTACTTCATATCAGAAGATCTATACACTTTGGCATCGTATTATCGCGACGATCTTCGAGAGCCTTGTTTTCTCCCAACCCCTGACTGGAAGATCCTGCCTGATGACGAGCTGGATATGAGAGGTGCGCTCCATGAGTAAATCAGCCAAGAAAGCCGCTGATCAAGCAGAACGCGAGAAAGTACATAAGCGATACTCGAATCGGAGAGAGCCAGATGTCATCTATCCGGCAAAGAAGCAGGTCGATTTCTACGATGCCGATATTCATCAGCGTGTTGCGGTCTACGTCCGAGTTTCAACTGATAATCTGGGTCAGGAGACTTCTTATGAGCTCCAGAAGAACTATTATGAGGAGTTTGTCTTGAAGCATCCTAATTGGAAGCTTGTAAAGATCTACGCCGACAAAGGAATCTCAGGCACTTCGACAAAGCACCGCGTTGAGCTAAATCAAATGCTCGCTGACAGCAGAGCCGGAAAAATCGACTTGATCATCACCAAATCAGTTTCGCGTCTTGCCAGAAATACCGTCGACTGTATTACTATGGTGCGTAATCTTGCGGAGCTCCGCAATCCAGTGGGCGTTTTCTTCGAGAGTGAATGCATCTTCTCGTTGAACGAGGATACAAACATGCCGCTGTCTTTTTTGGCTTCCATTGCGGAAAACGAATCCCGCATTCGAAGCCGCAGTATGGAAGTTTCGCTTGCTCAGCGGTTGAATGGAGGACTTCCTCTGACACCCAAGCTGTTGGGCTATTCTCATGATACTGACGGCAAGCTGGTGATCAATCCAGACGAGGCTCCGACCGTCAAACTCATATTCTACATGTATCTGTCCGGATATTCTTCATCGCATATCGCAAAAACCCTCGAGGCGCTTGGTAAGAGGACATTCCTTGGTAATTCCAAGTGGACTTCCGGCACCGTTATTCAGGTCTTGAGGAATGAGCGGCATTGTGGTGATGTTCTCACAAGAAAGACATTCACGCCTGATGTAATCAGTCATAAGTCCAAGAAAAACAGAGGAGAACGGCAGCAGAGCCTGTATAAAGGAGAACACGAGGCAATCGTTTCAAGGGACGATTATATAGCCGTTCAGCACATGATCAATAATGCTAAATACGGTGGAAAGTCTATTCTGCCGGAGCTTCGGGTGATTGAATCTGGCGTTCTGAAAGGATTTGTCACGATTAGCCCTAAGTGGGCGGGTTTCAAGGCAGCCGATTATTTACAGGCTTCTATGAGTGTCTACACGGACGATACATATTACGGCCAGCCTGCGGGGGGTGACGCTACATTCGAGGTGGCAGCTGGAGACTTTGATTTGCGCGGCTTTGAAGTTACGAATTCATCTCTCTTTGATGCGAACAAAAGGCCGTATGTCTTATTTCAGAGCAAACAAATCAAGTTCAGCACAGATTGCGTCAGGCAGTTCGGGAAGGACAACAAAGTTGAGCTGCTGATCCATCCGGGATTGCGGAAGCTCGCCGTTCGTCGCGCCTCTAAGGATTCTCGCCAGTGTGTACAGTGGTCAAGACCTGACGATGGAAAATACTATGCCAAAGAGATACCATGTACCGCATTTGGTGGAACCCTATTCGAATTGCTCGATTGGGAAACTGATATTAAGTTCAGGGCCTATGGTAGACTCCTCCAAAACGAAGGGGATTCGGTGTTCATATTTGATTTGAGTGAACCCGAGATTTTTATCCAGTCCTATCTCATGACGGGGACAGATTCTCCCATCAGCGGTGATGGTGAGCTTTCTCCTCTTTCTGTATCAGGAAAGCGTGTTCGGGCAGTTCCTAAGAAACTGGCTGACAGGTTTGGCAGTGACTTTTATTCTCACAGACTTACCTCATCTTCACCGGAATTACAAAGTGAAGATGCATGGAAGCTTTGGCTGGAAGGCCAACTCTTTGAAACCGGTGAGAAGCTTCAAGTCACCAAGTTTGATGAAATGCAGCGATTCATAGCAGAGCAATTAGCCCCCATAAAGCAGAAGGAAGAGGTGGATTTTAATGCCTGAAAAAAACAATATTCCAATCTTTCGGAATCTTGATGGAGTGTACTACCGCGTGGTTCGTGATGGTATACATGTCAACAGATGCTTTTCTGATTTGTCCGAAGCCGAGCAGGATGTGATCATGGCAGGGTATAACACGGAACAACTCAGACGGCTTTGTCGCTATCTCAGCATGAGCCTACGCCAGATTGGAGATGCGCTGGATCTTGTCAGAGACGAATGAAAGGAGAGCAGAATGGAAGTAGAGAATCAGGTTTCTTTCATCTCACCGATGCTGCAGAATACTCAATTCGGTAATGTCGATGATGAAACTACCATTACCTTTAAGGAGGATGCGGACACGCCAATGACAATCGACGCATCGGCACCAGGCGATGTGATCGAACTTAGTGACGACTTCGATTTTGATGGGTATCAGGTGGTTCGTAGGGAGTTCTTCGCTCATACTTTCGAGCCGTCTATCACCTTCAACAATTACAAAGTTTATGTCAATACTGCTTGCTTGAACAAGTTTCCCCATGCAGACTGTGTCCAACTCTTGATCAATCGAGAGTCGCACATTCTTGCGCTACGCCCTTGCGCTGAGTCAGAACGAGACGCATTCGCATGGTGCAACATATCTGGCGGGAAGAGGCGGCCCCGTCAGGTGACGGGTAAGTTCTTCTTTGCAAAGCTCTTTGAGCTGATGGACTGGAATATTGATTACAGGTACAAGCTGCTTGGCAAGGTCATCCATGCTAATGATGAGTATCTGATTGTATTCGACTTGAACGCCTCCGAGATTTATCAGCGTATTGCAAAAGACGGAGGCAAGCCCAAGACTGCGCGTACACCTGTATTCCCAGCCGGTTGGAAGGATCAGTTCGGTTTGCCCTATCGTGAACACCAGAAATCTCTGCAGATCAATATCTTTGACGGATACGCGATTTATGGAATCAAGGATAGCTCTGTATCCTCCACGGCATCCGTGGAAAATGTCACATCAGTCCATACCGCATATCAACCAGAGGTACCTGTGCAGGAGGGGAGTGTAAATGGGTAGTACGGATAACAGCGCGATCATGACCATTGACTTAAAGTGGAATCGCTTTCGCATACATAAGTCCACCCTGAACAAAATGGGGAATCCGCAATATGTTCAATTTCTGGTCAATCCAGAAGAAATGTTCATTGCTGTACTTGGCTCAGATCGGCCCCTCGCTGGTGGCACCTCCAACCGAGTGAAGTTGGTTCAAACATCACGCCATTATTCTATTGAGTTCTACAGTAATACACTCCTGTGTGCTTTGGTCAACATGATCGGTACTCTCGACTTCCAATACAGTTATCGTATGAGCGGAGAGGTGGATGTTGCAAACAGAGTAGCCTATTTCTCCATGAAAACCTTAAAGAAAAATGAGAGGAGACCTCCCAGCGATGGATAAAGGATTTGCGGTGTTGGAGATCGACCCGGAATTTAAGACGCTCATTCGACCTTTACGGAAAGATGAGTATCTTCAACTCGAAGTAAATCTTGCAGTAGACGGTTGCAGAGAGCCGATCATCACATGGAATAACATCATTGTTGATGGTCATAACCGTTACGAGATATGCAATCGACTTCACATTCCCTATGCTATACGAGAGATGCCATTTGAGAACCGAGAGCAAGCGATTGTCTGGATCTGCAGCAATCAGCTCGGCCGCCGAAATATCACGGAGGAAACCAGACGATATCTCATTGGAAAGCAGTATGAACTTGAGAAAGTAGCGCGTAAGCATCCGCCCAACATCAATGGGTTCAACCAGTATAAGCGGAGAAACAAGGGTGAGCGAGGCGATACTTTTCGGCGCACAGCCCAGAAGTTCAGCGCTCAATACAATGTATCTACTGGATCTGTGCAGAAGTATGCGATCTTCAGTAAGGCATTAGACGTTGTTGGACAGGCAGACCCCGAACTTCCTGGCAAAGTGCTTTCTGGCACTTTCAAAATATCTCACGAGAACCTTGTGGCCCTTTCGAAAATGCCGCCGGAAGAGATCAGGCGAATTGGGTCAAAACCTGAGGACCTGCAACACCCCTTCACCAGTTATAGTGATACGCGAAAAGAATTTGCTGATACAGATGAGGAGCCAGTTGAATCTATGCAGGAAACTTTACCTCTTATCAAAATTCCCCCTATGCACGACCCGGATGCCGAAATCGCCGGTTTGACTCTGACCGTTCCGTCATGGGTCAGTTCCATCGAGCGAGCCAGAAACAATGCGGATATGAACGCCGCTTCAACGAGTGCAAAAAGCAAACTTGAGGAGGCGCTGTTGTCGCTACAGGAGAAGGTGTCCGAGATGCTCTCAGAAATCAGGGAGGTAGACTAATGCAAGACTTCAGCAGATTTGTTCCGAATGTCCACTTCGAGCAGATCCCGATCAAAAATCTCGTTTCTAATCAGGAATACCAGCGGCCATTGTCTCAGGCTCAGGTTGAAAAAGCCATCGAGGATTTCGACCTGAACCAAATCAACCCGGTAAAGGTGAGCCGCCGTGATGGTGTCAACTATGTCTTTAATGGTCAGCACACCATAGAGATCGTTGCTACTGTATCCGGTTCGCGGGAGACTCCTGTTTGGTGCATGATTTATGACAGCTTAGATTACAAGAACGAAGCAGACATTTTTGCAAATCAGATGAAGCATGTGCGCCCATTGAAGCCTTATGAGATATTCATGGCTAATATCGAAGCAGGAAATGAGCAGCAGCTTGTTATTAAGCGGCTCGTTGAATCCTATTCTCTTTCTATTGGGCCGACCAAAGCATATGGCGTGATCTGTGCGGTTGCCACGCTGGAGCGGATCTACACCAAATATGGTTACCATGTGCTTGACCGAACTTTGCGGCTCTGCGTTGGTACATGGGAGGGGGATATCGACTCTCTGGGGGCAAATGTATTAGCCGGTGTTGCGAGAATGGTCGTAGCATTTGGTGACCAGCTTCGTGACGAAACCTTTAAGGAGAGGGTTGGCTTCATGTCTGTTCGGCAGTTGTCTCGCATCGCTAAAGAGCGTGGAGCAGGGTCTCTTTGCTACGCCGAAGCTATGCTCGTTGCTTATAACCGAAAATGCAAATATACCTTGCGAATGACGAAGCTGCATTCTGGGAAGGTTGCTGCGGAAGATGACTTTGTAGAGGAAAACGAAGAACCCCTTGCAGACGATCCTGTCCTTGAGGAATAGCACACGCGGAATGCTCTTTGGCTTGTGACTGGCAAAAAAAGATCCCCCTTGCTCGAAGGGAGATCTGATGGTGAATCAAGCTGTGTTATTCAAGAGCCAGCGAGAAGGCCGGCCGCATATATTCCTGTGCGCTCCGGCTTAATCCGCATTCTGCTGCCAGACGATTCCAGTTATCACGGACGGTTTTCAGGACATCCGCTGCCATAGCCGCTGCGTCCTTGGTGCTGATCTCACAATACGGAGCGATCTCCAGCGCAAGGTCGAGGGAGATCGTTGCATCGTCCTCATTTACGCAGAGGGACAGCTCGTCACCCTCCGGGACGGGGTTTACATCGTACAAGGGTGAGAGATGCCAGCCATCCGCCTTGAGGATAAAGCCGTGGTTTCTCATGTGGTCATCCGTATTGGAAACAGCCATATTGAACACGATCCGCTTCCATAGCTCCGTCAAATCTCTCTTGGGAGCAGCGCCGTTGGCCTTGATAAAGGACACCAGCTCAAGATAACTGGAGCCGTCCGCAGCCGATGCCCCATCCGTTTTTCCGAGCATTGTCATGGCGGACGCGAAATGAATCCGCGCAGCACCATTCCGGTCAAACCGTCGTACAAGGAAGGTGCTTCCGTACTTGGAGAAGTCGATCAGCATGGACTCGGGAACATCCAAGCCGCAAAGTCTTGCAAGGTCATGGGTGACCTTTTCCCATGCGCCCACGTTAACATCATCGTGCTTGGACGGAAACTTGGCGATCCACAGATTTCCGCTTGTGTCCAGAACGGTGGCCTTCGGACGAGCGCCACCCAGCGAGGAACCGGGCTTGATGAGCTGATTGATCCATTTCTGTTCGAGACCGGACTCATCGTTTTCAAATTGACGGGAGGCTTCCTCCAGCGTTCGCAAGCTGGTCCAGGGAGGCGTCGGGGTTTTTGAATCATCCGAAAGGAACGGGCCGTCTTTGTCCAGCTTGAAGCGGATCGCGCCCATCCGAGTCTCGTCGTAGACGCCCATCAGGAAGTCGCTGTCTAAGAGCTTTCGAGGCTTCCGGCCTTCCTGCTCCGCCAATATTCTTTCTCTGCGCGTCATCAGCAGGCGGCCCCAGCGGTCGGGGGAAGAGTCGGCGAAAAGACCGAACACATTTTTTGCACCGGTGGGATACTGCCGCCCGGCATACAATTGAAGATCCGGGTCGAGATACATGTAGTTTGCGCTGCTTTTTAACCAGTCAGCATCATACTCAAAGGAGTAGCTCTCCCGGCCACGGACATTCTCCACGAAGAGAGTCCCCAGGAAGTTTGGCGTTGTAGATCTGAAGCTCTCATAGACATAAATTACTTTTTGGTTTGACGCCACGGTTAATCACCTCCGTTTCGTGGTGCTCTCTTGCGCATGGTAAGTTCAAGGTCTTGGAGTTTACGCCCCAGCTCATCATCCTTTGCAACGAGCAGAAGGTCTTTATCCATATTGTTCAGTGCGTGCAGAACTGCGGCATAGATCCCAATCGCGACAGAGGGGGTTCCCTTTTCAACATTCCACACTGTGGCTCGGCTCACACCAGCTCTTTCCGCGACTAATTCGGCAGACAGATGCCGCCGTAATCTGGCAAGTTTGATCTGTTCTCCCAGCTGTTCTAAAATTGCCTGCGTCTGCGGCAGCACAGCAACACTCTTTCGTCCCATTCTGCACACCACCTCTACATCATCTTTGTGCTTGCTATTATAGACGATACATCTATAATTGTCAATAAATAAAGACATTAAAAGGCGGCGTGTCTGCGATTATCCCATACTTCATTGTGTGCTGACTACCTTACCGATATGCATCCGGCCTTATACCTAATTGGGGGGATTCTATGGAAGTAATCATTCATTTGCCGCGCTCAAAGGAAGGTCAGGAGGAACTTGCCAAGCGCGTTGCAACTGTCCATGCACAGTTGATTTATAATTACATCTCAAGGTTGGAGTGTTCAACAGAGCAAAAAGTCGCCCTTCTCGATGCGATTCAGGAGAACATCCACGATGAAATAAAGAAAGAGAAAGAGGGGTGATCCCTCAATCTCCTACACTTAGACGGATTCCTCGACAAGGTATCCGCCACCGAAGATGATTTCCAGCTTGCCGCCAGGATAGGCCTTAATGCATTCTACCATCTGACGGACGATGGAGTCATCGTACTCCATGCATTTGTTTTCTCTTTCTGAGATGATGGCTTGGATCTGCTCGAGGCGGCTCTGTTCGCCGTTATCCTTGGCAGTACTTTCTTGAATGGCAGCTATACGCTGCTTGAGAAGTTCTGTTTCTTGTGACAGTGTCATGAACTCGCTTTCATGGGCCTCGATGCCATCACCGGAGCTGACACTCTCATTGACAAGCGCCAGCATCTTATTGTTTAGGGCTTCGACCTTTCTCTCCAACATATCTACTTCTTCCGGATCTCCATTAAGGCCGAGGGCTTCGCTGATGGTCGCTCTCATGAGTGCCTTATAGGTGGCGTTATCTTGCTCGTTAAACTTGTTGACCGCTCGAACGATGGCCTCCTGTAGCTTGTCCTCCATAATGGTGGGGGAATCGCTGCAGTATTTCTTGCCGTAGTCCAGGCGGCTGATGCAGCGCCACACGATGCGCTTAACGCCGTTTCTTGACCATGTCACGCGGCGATAGCGGGTACCGCAGTTGCCGCAGATGAGGACGTCGGTCAGGGCGTAGCGGGAATACTTGCCGGTGGATGTGATGGAACTCTTTGCGGAGCCTGGCGTTTTCGTTTTTCGCCTTGCCAGTTCTTCCTGAACTTTGTTGAAGGTCACTCTGTCGATGATAGCTGGATGGTTATTCTGAACATAGTACATTGGAGCTTCACCGGTGTTCTTTTTCCGCTTCTTTTCGATGCAGTCAATTGTGACGGATTTTTGCAGGATTGCATCTCCGCAATATCGCTCGTTGGAGAGCATATTCATGATCATGCCCTTGCTAAAGCTGATGGTTTTGCCAGGAATATCATAGTTCTCGGCCTGCATCATCTTGGAGATTTTGTCCACGGTTTCCCCAGCCAGATAGAGGTTGAAGATGCGTTCCACGATGACCGCTTCGCTCGGTACGATCTCCGGCTCACCGTCAGCGCCCTTTCTATAGCCGAGGAACCGCTTGTACATAAACACTGGAGTTCCGTCCTCGAACATCTTGCGGACGCTCCATGTGATATTCTTGCTGATGCTCTCGGATTCGGACTGTGCGAAGCCAGCATAGATGACCAGATACAGTTCACTATCTGTCTTGAGTGTATCGATCTGCTGCTCCTCAAAGTAGACGCCGATGCCTTTGGACTTGAGCATTCGGACATAGTCAAGGCAGTCCACCGTATTTCTGGCAAATCGGGATACGGACTTAGTAATGATGTAATCGATCTTTCCGGCCAGACAATCGTTGATCATTTTGTTGAACTCAGGCCGCTTGTCGGCTCTTGTGCCGGACTTGCCCTCATCAGCGAACAGGCCTGCGAAGCACCAGTCTTTACGGCTGGCGATCATCTCGGTGTACACCTTCTTTTGGTTGGCATAGGAGACGAGCTGCTCTTCGCTATCTGTCGAGACTCGGCAGTATGCCGCCACTCTTTTCTGTCTGTATTTTTCTTTGTCTACCGTCATGGAGCGTTTCGGCTCTATGACAGTGACAATTTTCTTAGGGACTTTCGTTACTTCCATCGTCCAGCGTGACCTCCGTTTCTGTCTTAGTATGAAGCACCACTCTGCCTTGTTCGCCGAGCGTGATGTATGAGGCGAGGGCGGTAAAGTAATCTCGATTGAATTCATCCTGCGTGACCATCGTATGTGCCAGTTTCCTTGCGAGCGATACTGTGAGGTTCAACTTGGCATTGCTTTGCTCGTACATCAGCGCTGCCATCTCGATGGTCTTTTCAATGATGTACTCCTCGTTTGGAGCGTCACGCTCCAGCTCCAGGGCGATATCGTTTCCTACCTTGGTGACCTTCGCGTCTGGTTCATACCGTTTCCTGGGCTTCGGCTGGAGCAGATGGTCATTGAGAATGACCCGATTGATGAGGACGGTAATGGTTTCGATGAGTTGGGTATCGCTGATGCGAACTCTGATGCCGCAGTCATCGTTAGTGCAGTTCCAGCTCTCTCGAATGCGATGCTTCATACTGACACGTCGCTTCATTGGCTGACCGCAGTTGTCGCACCGAACGAAGTCACGGAGCAGGTCGATGGCATCGTTTTCCTTTTCGCAGGTATTGCGCTGCCGCGCCGTTTTCAGGCTGACTGCCGCTTCATACATATCTTCATCTATGATGGGGTCGTATTCTTCAGTCCCAATATATTTGGCGTTGTCAATGATTCTTGCGATACGGGCTTTATCCCATGTGGTGGTTCTTTGTGTATATGGGATCTGGCGACCGGTCAGTTCTTCCGCAATTGCTTTGAGAGAAGCGCCATCCAGATATGCCTTAAAGATCTCTCGGATGATCTCTGCTTCCTCAGTTGAGATGACCGTTCTGCCATTTCGCATCGTGTATCCGTATGGGATGTACCGTATCTTTTTCATGAGTGCCTCCTATATGCGTTCTCTGAATCGAAGCCCGCCAAGGAGTTCCACGGACATTTCGTCCTCTTTATTGATTTGGATGGACTTCACAATTTCCAGAAAGAGCTTCTCATCGAATGCGTCGAGGGGTTCTTCCAGTTCGAAGATGAGCATTTTTAGTTTCTTGACTTCCTCAAGCATGATGGCGGCTTTTGAATTGAACTTCTCCTGTCTGACGTCCTTGAGTTTTGCCAGCTCTGCGCTGATCTCGTTGGCTTGCGCCTGATAGACTTCAGGGGCGAGGTATCCCTTGGACCGGAGTTGTTCAAGCATGAGCAGTTTCGCATTCAACTCAGCGATGCTCTTGCTTAAATCACGCGCAGCCAGATTGTTTCGCTTCATAGCTGCTAGTGTCATCTCCAGCCGGCTGATGACCTGTCCGAGAATGTTATCTTCAGAGAACCGCAGCTTGTTCACCATGGAGATGAAGCCGTCGTAGATCCTTTCTTCGCTGTAGTAGTTGGAGTCGCAGGCCGTGCTGTCATCTTTGTGAAGGGAGCACACCCACTTCACAGTCCCCGACACGATTCTTCGCCTATAGAAAGAGCCACACTCAGAACACTGAATGCGGCTCGTAAGCGGATAGATATTTTGTGTTGTTGCTTTGGCGAAGACATCCTTGCGCTTTTCAATAAGGATCTGTGCGGCATCGAATACATCCTTTTCGACGATGCCGGGGTGGGTACCCTTTGCGTAGAAGCGATCTTCCTGTCCACGATTGGGGTGTTGGTTGAAGGGAACGGTGGTTTCTCGGTAGGTCTTTTGATAAAAGCTGTCGCCGATGTACCTTTCGTTCTTCAGAATATATGCCACGCGACTTGGTCGCCAGATTTCCTTTCTGGCCTTGGTAGGGATGTTGAGTTTGTTCAGCTCTCTTGCGATCTCACTTGTGGAGAAGCCCTGCAAGTACAGAGCGAAGATATTCCGCACAATGCCTGCTTCCGGCTCGTACACGGTCAGCATCTTATCGACCAGCCGGTATCCGTAAGGGGCGTTGCTATCCACATACTCGCCAAGTTCCATGCGTTTGACGATTGAGAGGCGCTGGTTCATAGAGATAGACTGCGATTCCTCCTGCGCCAGAGCAGAGAAGGTATTAAGAAGCATCTCGTCGCCCATAGAGAGCGTCGAGATGCCTTCCTTTTCAAACTGTACGCCCACACCCAGCAACTTGAGCTTTCTTACATAGGCCAGAGCGTCTTTTGTGTTCCGTGCGAAGCGGGAGATGGACTTCGTTATGATGAGGTCAATTTGCTTGAGCTCACACATGCGAATCATCCGCTGAAATTCATCACGGGTTTCGCTTTTCATGCCAGTAAGCCCTTCATCGGCGAAGATGTCCACCAGTTCCCAATCGTCGCGTGCTCCGATGCATTTTTTGTATGCTCGGATCTGTGCGGCATAAGAGTTGAGCTGATCAGCGGAGTTGGAAGACACTCGGCAGTAAGCTGCAACCTGCATCTTCTTCGTGCTCTGCCTTGTGATAGGGGTGATGAGCCGTACTTCAGGCATTTCGGTGTCCTCCTCTCTCGTATTTTGGTTGGTATCATATTATGATACCAACCACTTTTGGCAAACCACATTATACTGATAACTATTCTGAATAGCTACCAAAATAATTGGAACAGCGCAGAATTGACCTTATGCACAATTTTCAGTGTGCTAATACGATATCTGCGCCGGTGAGCTTCATGTAATACTTCTTCGCCCTGGTATATTCCTTTTCTGTGATCAACTCCTGCGCAAGGAGATCCTTCAGCATATCAGCAATAAAGAGAAAATTGGCGTTCTTGGTGTTCTTGTTTGACAGCATGGTGCTACCTCCTCGTGGTTGATTTCGTGTTTATAGAAATAAGCAGAGACAGCAGTTACAGTATAGCCCACTGCCTGTGGCTATTTCGCTGCTCCATGTAGTACACATTGCAAAGAGCAACTTTTCAATATAATTATGCCGAAATTACTGGCACTTTTCAAAATTGCAGATGATAGGAATCTAAGGACAAGTTTTGTCCTCACATTTCTATCATCAAAAAGGCGGGAGCCGTCCATTGGTTGGAAGAATATTGCTTTCCCATGGCATGGCTCGGCTCCCGCCGCATTTGTGTTCTCACTTACTAATGATCCTATTCGACACTACTCCCCGGATCGTGGGCGGCTAAACTGACCAGTGGCTGGCACCACCCTCCGGGAATCTCACCCCTCCGAGGATCTCTCCGAGCTGCCCCCATTGCTTGAGTCTGTGGCTGGACAGTGAGTACAGGTCAACGGTATCATTGCGAGACAACTTGCCAAAGCTGCTTTGGGCTGGGTGGGTATCGCTCGGCCACCTTAGTAGGCCGTCTTTTATGCGGAGTTCTCCGCACAGGTGGGTCTTGGCGCACCCGCCGCATCGCTGTTCCCCCTCGTCAGGGGCCCGCTGACTGACGTTATCAGTCGCCGGATATGCAGTTTTCAATGTTCACAAGAAAGAAGGTAAATTCCTTCTCACTTGTATAGGGGAAGATGTGAGAAATAATTTCGGGTTATTCGGCAAAGTTTTTCAATACTTTTTTTAGGTCGCGGAGAATACGCTTCCGTCTTTCGCTCAGTGTGGAAATCGAACACCCCTTTTCTTCGCCATACTCAGAGAGAGTTTTGCCCTCAAAGTAGAGAGCTCTGATCAAGTCGCAGTCACTCTCGCTTAATTGATCCAATGCTTTGTAAAGGGCCTCCAGGAGCATCCTCTCGGCAACGGCATTGTCCACTGCTTCAGGGTCGCCGATGAATTCTCGGAAATTGTCATAACCGCCTTCTTCGCCACCAATCAGACTGCTCATCTGGATCTCGTGCTTAAAAAAGGACTGATTGTTGTCTGCAATATTCCATCCGGAGCGGCGATAGGCGTTGTATACTTCGTGTGTGACCGTAACACGCTCAATCTTGCGGGTGGCGGGATCGTAGGACTCGACGATATAAGTTTTCTTAGACATTTTTTGATCTCCTTTTGATTTTTTGAATTTGGTGAGGTTCAAAAAATCGGAGATCAAGGATATTGAGCGATATAGGGTTCCCAAAGGCTGGTCAGCATTGTTACCTCCATTAGGGGGCAACAGCACAAAAAAGCCGGGCATTAAGAAGGCAGGTACACTTTGCAGTAACCTTATCCTCTCAATGCCCGGCAATTTGGTGACTCATAGACTTCCTAATCTAAGGACCCGTGGCTCGGTGCGATCAGCTTTCTTATTCTGTTGTCGTTCTTATGTGTAAGTGTGGCAGGGTACCCGGTAATAGGTAGCCCTTCTGCGGCTTGGGGTGCGATAACTCAGGTCGATCTCAACAACCTTTCGGCAGTTGGGACACTTCAGTTCAATGATGCCCGAAGTGGGCGTCACTTTATCAAAGATGCGCCAGTCACATTTTGGACAGCGCTTTACGACTTTGATCTCATATTGGTTAGTTTTCATAGCATACGGTCCTCCTCATCCATCTCGACTCGAACCAACCTATAGGGGTCAGAAAGATCATTCCTTTTCAGAAGCCCGAGCTGCATCATCCGAATGGACAATGCTGTTTTGGAAGCCCCCATAAATGATGCCATCGCCTCAAACTTCTTATAATCAGCAGGGGCGAATACTCGGTTAAGTAAGCGCATCTGTGTTCCAAGACCGAATCTCTCCATGCTTCGAACTACACACTCGGGCGGAAGTAAAATCATGGCAGCCAGTGTTTCAACCTGCCACTCCTCCCAATCCCCATTTCCTCTGTTGCTTCGATAACAACAGTGAACGGAACGCCCACTTGCTTGGGCTCCGTAGTCGTGCGGAAACAGCATTTTCAGAATATGGTGACAGCTCTCGTGGGAAACGGTATAGTTCCTGCGGCCTATATTGGCACCCTCTTTCATGAGATCACTTTCAATCAAAATGGTTTTTCCATCAAGCATATAATACTGTTCCGTGGAGCTTGGATCTTCGGGGAATACCTCGACGCCTATATCGCAAGAAGATGTCAGGCCGATTTTTTCGCCGTTCAGAGATAGCCGAGCGTAATCGATACGAAGCCCCAGAAGCTCTTGGCAGAGGAAGTCGATATCTACTCGCTCCAGCGCTTGGCCTGATATAGCCGGAAGTCTCTTATATGCTGCGATGACTCTCCCGCCGATAGTCTCGAGGTCATTGCGTGATAGATATTTCAATTGCATATGATTAGCGCCTATTAGGAAAACACACTGTCAAAGGGGTTTGTAGCGGGGGTTAGCCCGCTACTGCGGTATCTTCCGTAGTGTTAATTTCAATGTACTCTGCAATCTTGTGGAGCTCGTCAGCAAATTTGAATTTCACGCTGATATTGCCGTTTTCATAGACCTTGATATAGTCCACAAGCTCAACCAAGATTTCCCGATTGAGGGCTTCAATGTTTTGATACTTCATAAAGGCTACCAGTGCGGGATGCTCATTGTCCACACCGTTTGCCAGTTCTGCGCGTTCAGCGTTCAGCCGGGTAAGCACCGTGGAAATATCAGAAGTCTGCCGTTCATAGTCAGCCTTCATATCCCGGTATTCCTGCTGGGTGATTTCACCGTCTTTCCAGTCCTGATAAAGAGATTGCTTGTAGCGTGTTATCTTTGTCAGTTCCCGCTCTTTTGCAGCTATCAGATCGTCCAGTCGGTAAGACTGGCTTTTTTTGATTGGAGCGGAATTGATCTGCGTGACGATTTCCGAGTAGGAAACAGCCAAATGTACCTGATGCTGTACAGCGAACAAAACAGCAGCCTCCAGCCGTTCATGCTTGATTGAGTGCATGGTGCAGGCTGTCCGGGAACGGTTCTTGTAGGTTGAGCAAGAATAATATACATTGTTGTTCTTGCCAACGCATCGGGTAATGGCCCGCCCGCAATCGGCACATTTCAGAAAGCCGCTGAATAAATGTACCTCACGGCCTTTCGGGGAAGTACGGGTATCACGCTGTAAGAGAGCCTGTACCTTGTCGAAAGTTTCATAGTCGATAATGGCCTCATGCGTTCCAGCCACTTCCACCCATTCCTCGCGTGGAACAGCTTCAATCTGGTGTACCTTGTAGCTTTTCACCCGGCTTCGGCCTTGGGCTAAATCCCCGGTGTAGGTCGGATTGGTAAGAATGGAGTGGATCATGCGGACTCCCCACATAGGATCGTCATACCCTCTTGTCGAAACAGGCAAGCCCTTTTGTACCTTGTAAGCCGAGGGGCTCGGTACGCCGTGTTCGTTCAGGTACAGCGCGATAGCACGTTTTGATGACCCTTGAATAAGCATTGTGAAAATGAGTTTGACATTTTCAGCAGCATCGGGATCAACAATCAGCCTGTGCTTGTCCTTTGGGTGCTTTACATAGCCGTAAGGAGCAAATGCTCCGATATACTGGCCGTTGCGCCGTTTGTAATCAAATACCTGCCGGATCTTTTTGGAAGTCTGATAGCAGTAATTATCGTTCATCACGTTTGTAATGGGAACGATGATATTTGAAACGCTGTCGGGGTTCTTGTAGCTGTCCACATTCTCAGCAAGGCTGATAAAGCGAACACCCATTTGAACAAACAGATTGTCGATCAAACTTCCGGCATCGCTATAATTTCGTGCGAAGCGGGACAGGTCTTTTACTATAACGCAGTTGATTTTACCACTCATGACATCCGCCAAGAGCCGTTGAAAATCTTCACGGTTAGCGTCCGTCCCAGTATGTCCGTCATCTACATATTCCGTGATACTTTCAAACTCGTCAATGTTGCGTCGGTAAAAATCGTTCAGTAGGTCACGCTGGTTCTTTACGCTGTTGCTATCGTCTTTTCCTTTTCTCAAATCTTCCTTTGAAAGCCGGATATAGATGCCCAGCCGCCAGCGGCGGATTGTGTAAGAGGGAGAGAAACTCTGCTGATACCCTCTGTTTTTTGCTCGTGCCATTGTTCCTCCTTCCCTATCACATTACACTTATATTATAACTCTGTCCGGGGAGGACAACAAGGATGCCTCCGCTTCGGGACACTTTGTCTCGAAGAAGCAAAATGAGCTGTAACCGAAGTTACAGCCCGCTTCTTTGCCGCAGCAGGAAATCCGTCAGCTTATCTTGGAGAGATGGCCCGCTTTCAGCAAATTCAATTTTCACGCCAACACCACCGATGCAAAAGCAGTATGGATTTTTGACAGTCTGCAAAAATCGAGAGATGCGCTCCTTTCGGGAAAGCGCATTGTCAAAGGTCATACCGCTCACATCAGGCAGGGACTCGGCAGCCACCGCGCCAATGTCAACGCTTCTCATTTGTTCAAGTTTCTGTGTAGTTAATTTCACGGTAAACCTCCTTCGCAGATTGATAGAACGCCTCCCGCTGTTTGGTGGGGAAACGCAACAGGCCAGCACCACCGGGATGCTGGCCTGTTGCCTTACTCCACCTTGGGACACTTTGTCTCGAGGTTCATTATAGTTTTTGAATATTAGAGAGCGCTGCACATATTTACTTGGCCTGTCCAAAGACAATCGTTATTTTCTGTGCGGCGCTCTCAACGCAAGTAAAGCGACAAGCCCGGAGGAACAGGCAGCCAACCTGTTCAGCGCCGGATCATGGCCTTGGGATGGCCGGGCCCATTTACAGTGTTGGTGTTGTTCGCTCAATCTCTTTTGGGAGATGTCACCGCGCACCCACCGTCTGGCTCCACGTACTTACTCAGGGTTGCCGTTATTCCCTTGCGTTAGGAAGAAAACCTCCTCTCATAAACCGAGACATTTTTTCATCAATTCCAAGTGGGTTAAGAAGAAAAAATCAAAAAGTTTTTTTCATGCGTTCAAGGCCACGCTTGATCGACTGGCGAATAGACTCCTCATGTACGCCCTCGGCCTCGGCAATTTCCTTAATCGACTTGCCAAGAATGATATGTGCGTCAATTCTACGGCCTTGGATCTCCGGCAGAGAATTGAGAGCGTTCCACAGACGAAGAAAGGTTTCCATTCGTTCAAGGAGCTCCTGCGGGGTCGGCTCATGCAGGCAAGCGGAATACTCAATCCCGTCATCGCAGTCCAGAGAATACTGCGCCTTGTGCCGGGAGAGCCGCCGCTGGTAGGCCATTTCATAACGGGCATCGGCCTTGAATACCTCGGCAACCTCGTCAGAAACTTCGATAAGCTGATCCTGCGTGTACCAATAATAAAGATCTTTCAGATTGATAGTAGTCATCGTAAAATCCTCCATTTCAGTTTGTTCGGGGTTGGTCGGAAACGAAATGGAGTAATGGCGGAGAACGGCACCGCACCTCGGGACACTTTGTCTCGAAGTCTGGAAAGCAAAATGCGCCTGCGCGACACGAAGCCGCACAAGCGCACGAAAATATATTATCGGTTATGTACTGTTTAATTTCACATTCAAAGCCGGACTGCTCCGATGGGGGAGCTACGCTTTTTTTAACTGGTGCAGATCATGGATACTGCGAAATAAAAAGAAGGACACGGTAAATCAACCTCCAATCGGCTACCGT